TTCAGACGAAGATTGTCTCGAAGTTCTCAGGTATCTCAAAGAACACAAAACCGTGTCTGCCGCAGCGCGTGCGTCTGGACTGCTGCGGTCTACCTTTGAAGGACGTTTGGAAACGGCGCGCACGCGGTTTCCGAATGAGCTGCAAACAGAAACCAAAGACGAAGTAACGCTGCCGGAATTTCCTGACGAGGACATTAGCCCAGACGAGATCCTCGATCACCTCTCGAAGAGATGGGAAAAAAAGCAGGAGTTTCAGCAGGCAAAGAAGTGGTTTGATATTGAAATCAGCTCCGACGATCCCTTTGGGCTGGTCGTGGTGGGCGACCCGCATCTCGGCACCCATTGCAATATACCGTTGCTGCGTCGGGACGTGGAGATAATGGCAACGACACCGGGCATCGGCGCGGTAAACATTGGGGACACCACAAACAACTGGGGCGGTCGTCTGATCCAGCTCTACGCAGAAGAAGACATCAGCCGTTCAACCGAGCGCAAGCTGGCGCGCTGGTTTCTTGAAGAAGCCAAGATTCCTTGGCTGGTGTGGCTGCATGGCAACCACGATACGATGCACTCGGAGTTCTCGACGTATCTGAAAGCAATCAACGTCCGTCAGGTGCCAATGTTGGATTGGCAAGCACAGTTTAAACTGGTGTTCCCGAGCGCGACGGTACGGGTAGACGCTAGCCACAATCATAAGGGCAGTTCAATTTATAACCCGCTGCACGGCCAGAAGCGTGCCTCGTTATGGGGTGAGGACGCAGACATTTTTGTAGCCGGTCACCATCACACCTGGGCGCTGGCACAAGAAGAAGACTCTTCCGGCAAGGTCGTCAACATGGCCCGTGCGCGTGGCTATAAGTGGCATGACGAGTTTGGACATCGGCATGGGTTTACTGAAGAGAACTATGGCAGCTCAATTATGTTTGTCATTGAGCCGACTGCGCCACCCAACGTGCGCGTGAAGCCGTTCGGTGATCTCAAGGAAGGCGCCGAGTTCCTGACGTGGAAGCGTAGCCGATGATCGTGCAACCAATCGTTGCAAAAACGGTTGCAGAAAAGTTGCACGCGATTGCACTTAACCGCCAATCATGGCACTGTAAGGATCAGCACAGAATGTATTAATGACTGAGAGAATCCGTGCGTTTCAGCGACTGCGCCGATATATTTCATCATGCTTCGGCAAGTGATTTACAGGCTCATAACCTGAAGGTCGCAGGTTCAAATCCTGCCCCCGCAACCAATGAAATCAATAGCTTAGACGCCCTTCGGGGCGTCTTTTTTTGTGTCCGGTTGCAGAAAAGTTGCACGCGATTTTTTGAAACGGCAGGCAGAACCTGACGGTCAGGCTTGACATGATAACTCTCAGTAATTATATTAGTGCTTGTAACGATATAAAAACTACTGGAGAGGAACATGACAAAAGACAGCGTAGATCTTATGGGCTTGTTAGACGAATTATTAGGAACAAAAAAGAAGGCACCGAAACAAGATCCTCACTACGGAAAATTCCGGCGGTTTTGCAAAAAACACGGCATTACCTACAAGGTCGATAGCTATGACGGCTACATCGATTTTACATGCGCCAACGGCGGGACGGGAATGTTCTATCCCAACCATCGTGACTGGTGCGAGGCCCACCGTCGCATCTCAGTATGGATGGCAGAAGGCCAGGATCCAGACACTGCAGATGAGATGCCGTGGCCTGGAGATGAACAGGCGACCCAACCACCTGGCACGGATGAAGCGCAACGGCTTGCAGAAGCGAATGCGCGTTTTGCAGAAAGAAGAAAAAAGAGCGATGCCATTCGAGAAGCGAACAAGGGGGCAGAAAAATGATTACCAAATCAATTGATTCTGTCTACCTCGATATACCAGCGTTTATGGATAGACGCGGCGAAACTGTTAAGAAGTCTGCCTATCGATCACGCAAGTTGCGTTATAAAATGCCCGCGCTGCCGTTCAGCAAACGCCCCCCAAAATCTAAAAAGTTTATTAATGCAGAAATGGTTTGGATACACCTGACAAACGAATGCCCCAACATTGGCAGCGGTCACAGACGCGTGTGGGCAAAGCGCGGTAGGAAATGGGTACACATCGCCGACGTGAATGGATACCGTGGTCGATTGCCACTCAAACAATTTGAGCAGCTGGTGCGCGAGGTTTAGATATGCAGATCACTCCTAAATACCGCAAGTCGATTGACCGCTGGGTTGTAGACACCCGCGCTGCCACCGTTCGCAAGCTGCACGGTGGCGCTGGTGAGCAGCGTAAGTTTCGCACCCGTGAAGAGGCCGAGGATTACGCGGCCACCATCAACGCTGCCCAGTCTACCGGCGGAGTCGTCACCACCGCAGCTGCTGGCACAGTTGATGCTGCCATCGCGCTGCTGCACGCCAAGACTGACCTGCGCGTCGAGCAGGGCAAGATCACGTTCAAGTCTGGCGGCAACATCAAACGCAACGTGTCCGATTGGGCAGAGCTGCAAAGCAATGGCGGAAGGTTCGGCAACGTCAAATGCGTGGACGTTTCAACGGCCGACATCGAGGATCGGCTAATTCCTCAGATCAACCGCTCTGCCAAGACGGTCAAAGAAAAGCTGGACGCACTGAAGCAGCTCTTCGATCTCGCCCACAAGCAGGGCTGGTGCAGCCACGTCAACCCAGCGCGCCAGGTCAAGCTGGAGGAGGTGCGTTATAAGAAGGGAGCAGCCAAGAAGAAGCTGACCCGGTTCTCAATCGACGAGATCCGCCGCGTAATTAAAGAGGCCATCAATGCTGACGACTGGTGCGATGCTCTCGCGCTTTCTTTTGCCGCGCAGACCGGGCTGCGGTTCGGCGAGCTGGCCGCGTTGGCTTGGTCCGACATTGACCTTGAGAAGCAGCGAGTCACCGTAACCAATGCGGTGCGCAAAGTGGGTGAAAGAGTCTACGAAATCACACCAGTGCCAAAAACCGACTCAAGCTTCCGCACTGTATTCGTGACTCCGCAGCTCATTGCCGAGCTGCGCGAGTGGAAGTTGCGCTCGCCGGTCACGAATTTAGTGTTCCCGACGCGCGAGCATACGTTCCACGTCACCAGCGACAACCTGCGAAAGCGGGTGCTGCACCCGGCCTGTGAGTCCGCTGGGATTGATAAGCTGCGCTGGCACGACCTGCGTCACTTCTTTGCTAGCATTTGTCTGGAACTGTTTGGTGCGGACTTCCACCGCATCACAACTTTGATGGGCCATAAGTCAATTAGCACAACGCGCGAGTTGTACGGCCACTGGGTAGATGATGAGGAGCGCGACGAGAATGATGCGGCTAAGTTTGGCGCTAAGTTGTGGGGTTAAGTAGGGGGCGAACGCCCCCACCTGCCTCGCCTGACCACGCCTCACCATGACTTACAATGACTTACCGCGCCTCGCCTCTACTGCCTTGCAGAGCCACGCCAAGCCGTGACTAACCTATCCTAGCCAGACCCCAACTGCCTTGCCGATCCTCGCCCAACCAAACCCGGCCATGCCCCAACAAACCTTGACCGCCTCTCCCCGCCTCACCACGCCTCGCTGCGCCCGACCGCACCTTGCCACACCTCACCCCAACGTGCCATAACTGCCTTGCCTCGCCATGCCGCGCAGTGACCCGCTAGGCCAAACCACACCTTGCCCAAACTGCCTTGTTAATGAATCGATGTTGCCGCTAGGTTTTCTAGCTCATCGCAAGTGCGCTTCATCTCAGCAATGTGAACGACACGCGCTGCATTGTTATCGGCGTATTCGTTCAATGCCTCGATTGTTTGAGCGAGGTCTTTTACTTTTGTAAGACACTGACTAATTGCAAAATCAAACTTGTCCTGATCGCGCACGACACGTTCAATTGGTTCATACTTACGATGACGTTCATCGTAATTGACTTTTACGCTGACATACTTCGGCGTTGTAGATCCCGCAGGTGTTTGAATCACGACGCGCTTGATCAGCTGACGCGCCTGCCAAAGACGATATTTGTGCGCGGCCTCGCCGTCGTCCCACTCGAAGCACTTGTGCAGTGGGTGCGTCGGATCAGACGCAAGTTCGACCACGCGATCCGGCACGATGCCATTTTCTTCGACGTCTATCTTTTCCAGTTCTTCCTGAATGGTTGCCGAGCTGATCATGCTGCAAGCCTCGCGATTGCTGTGTCAGAAACTTCCCAACGTCCAAAGTCTCCATTCTTCTCGGGGCGCCAGTCGCCGACTCCAACAGTCATGCCAGCGCGGTATATTAGACTGGTAACCGCATCCGCTGAGATGTTGTCTTCATCATATTCGATATTGAGGTTTGCCGACCACTTAACAAATTCTGGCCGATACCGAATATCGCTTGCACCATTTGCGACTCGCACCTCATCGGTACGCATGATCGGCTCGCCTTCAATGCGAACGCAATCAATCTGTCGCTCAACGTCGCGCCCGTCTGGCAGAATAAAAAACATTTGGCGCGCATCTGTCATGGTGATGCCGTCTACCATTTTAGCTGCGCGGATCGCCGCCTGCTTAAATGCGTTGCACGGGAAACCATAAGAGCCATCTTCCAGCTTGTAGAAGCATGCTTCAAACTCTTCTTGTGGATTACGCTTGTCGCGCTTTGCTGCCTTCTTTACGCCTGCCTGCTTGTCCTGCATCTGCTTCCGTACCTTAGCCGAAAAGGCGTGGCAGATGAGTCCACTGCGGCTTTGTATCGTAAGCGTCAGCACCTTCATGCTGACTGGTTCAATAGTAATTTGATTAGACATTTGTTTCTCCAGTTTGCGCAGGAAGGTGCCGCCCTACGCTCGCGGCTCGTCTTTTTGGGCCAACGCCGCAGCTAACGCGCCGTAGCCAATTAGGTCTTGATAGTCATCCATGTTGGGTGCGCCGCACGCCATTCGGCTGACCTTGACCAGAACCATCATCACCGCCACTTGTTCAGCTGCTATCGGTCGTTGAAGATACGCGGACCAGAGGTCGGCGGTGTTTTGCATGTTTTCGCGCCAGTCGCCATGCGTCCCACCCCTGGCACGCACCGTTTCTGCTGCCTCCTGCAGCACGTCGTCAGGCGTCGGCATCAATAAACTTTTGCATTTCCGCGCGGGGAATGAACCAGCGACCGCCCAACTTTTTTGCCCCGATTTCTTCGCGTTCAATCATGGCATACAAACGATACAGGTCTGTGCGGTGGGAGCTGCCCCATAACATCTCGCACGCCAACCCAGTGTGAATGAGCAGCGGAAGCTCTTTAGTCAAAGCCCCCTCCTGTGCTTTCATCTTCAACCACCTTTTGAATTTCGACGCTTATGTTGCCGGTGTCCTCATATTGCCAACCGCTGAAGCTATATCGTCCCGGCTTTAGGTTGACCTCAAGGATTACCTTGCCATTTGTATAATCTGGCCGTTTGCTGCCCGGTTCCTTGGCTTCCTTGAACAGATTAAACTTTTTAATTTTCTCATATCGTTGCGGCATCTTCAGACCCCTTTCTCAAGTTCGGTTTTTCTGGTGACATACGCTGATAAAAGGCGCTCGTGCTCGGCTGGCGCTTCACGCTCGCAGGTTTCTCGATCATCCTTAACGGTCGTTGACCATGTCTTGTGCTCGACTGTTGTCCGGTGCTTCGCAAATCCTGCGATCTGCTCGTCCACCCAACTTCGCCAATCATTGCGGCTGTCTTGTGGCGCAAAAGGTATGTCGTCAGCGACACGTTTGGGCGGAGCTGGCTTAGGACGCGCGGCCGGGGGCAGCTCCTGTGCCGGTGTGGCACGCTGCCCGTCGTCGTCCTCTTCGCCAACGATGCCAAGCATGGCACACAAGCCGTAGCGCCTGGCATAAGTAATGGCGCTGCCCATTTTTTGCGGGTTAGCTTTGTTCTCGCACAAGAGCGGTACGCCGCCGTCCTCTACGAACTCGCCTGAAGTGTGGATGATTCGCGTCACCAAACGATCAGGATCGGTGTGCGTCATTTGCATCACTGACAGATTGTGCTCACTCAGTGTCTGCCGGGCTGCTTCGAGGCACGCTGGTAACGTGGCGTACTTGCCGTAGTTGGCCTTGCCGTCCAGCGCCGGGTTTCTGATTGCCGACAGTGCCGCGACGAGATCCGCTTGCAAATTACTAGACATGCGACAACTCATATTCCGGCAAAAAGTTGTAAATCTCATCGTCGATCTTAACGTCGTATCTCATCGGGCTGGCGAACGTCCGACCAATCACGATTCCTCTGCCAACCTCACCCCGCTCGTCACTTACCAAAACATTTTCATTTAGCTGAAAAGATCGTTTTTCCATTTTATCCTCCATACGATTGCAGCCTTGCCACTGTGATTACGTCGGCGTTCGCCGCTGTCTTCCAGCTCGCCCAATCGCGCCAGCTCGGTGACGCGTGGACGTATTGACAGGATTGATGCACCGAGCACGTCGGCTGCTTCGTCCGCTGTAAGCCCATTGGAATGTCGAAAAGCGGCCAGCGTTGCCGCGCGTAGTGTTGGCGCCTTGCTTGCGATTGCTTCCGCTGCTTGGATGCTGGTCTCGCGGTCACGCGCACCAGGCTGTGCGGGGTAACTCACGGCGTTGCCACCAATAGCCCAAGGATGAGACCTGCAAACATTACACCCACGATAAATTCACCAATGCTAGGCATCTGACTCTCCCAATTGTTCCTTTGCTGTTTGAAGTGATAGGCCCAGCGCAAACTCCTCGCGCTGCAGTTCCTGGACGCGCGGCCACCGACCGTTGCTGTGCGCAAAGTCGTCACCGCATTCAATCCCAAGTCGTTCATATTCTAAAAATGCTTTGCGTTCTTCGAGCCAGCGCACCACGGCATTCATTTCATCGCGTGTAAAATTCATCTGTTCCCCCACTTTTTTTCTGCTGCCGCCCGATACTCAGGCGGAACGTCTCGCCACATGAAATGACTAAAATCCGGTGCAATGAGGGCGAACAGCTCCTCAATCGATCCGGCTGTTTTCATCAGCGCCTCGCGGGTACGCGCAACCGTCCGCATCCGCTCAAGGGCATAATTAAGATTTGCTTCCGACAGCTCCTCACAGTCGCGGCTGTCAAAAACGCGGTAGTCTTTGCAGTTGGCGTAGACGATCCTGACCGGCACGTTGTCATTGCCGTTTCTCAGGTATTTCCAATACAACGCAACCTGACCGACGTGGTTCGGATCTGGCCTTGTTGGCAGTGAGTTGATCAGCCAGCCACGCTTTGCTGTAGTTGATAGCGTCGGCCACTTGGTCTTGATCTCGACCACGCCTTGCGCCTCAACATCAATCTCGCCAATAAAATCCAGTTCGACATCATCGAGCAGCACAGATACCCAGCGACCGTCTTCGATCTTGTTTACACCGCGCGTGGCTTCTGCCAGCCCTTCAGCTGTGTGCTTGCACGTCAGCTCCAGCACAGTGCCGCTAATCTGCACGGCGTCTGCTTCTTTTTCTGCTTTGCTAAGAGGTATGTCGTAAATGCCGTCGCGAATCACCGAAAAGCGATCAACATCGGCTGGGTCATGTTCGAGAATCTTGTGTTCGTCAAACGTGGCGACTGCTTTGCGGAAAGCTTCACCCGCAGCCATACTGTCGATAACGATATCTTTTGCATATTGTTCGGCGACCTTGCCAGCGGTCATCCGGCAACCCGGCGGCGCCTTTAGCTGGGCGGGACGAGCAACGACCTTTTCAAAAAACTCTCTGCAGTTTGGGCGGGAGGTCCCGCTCGGGCTGTGCGCTGTGAAGTTAAACAGCGTGGCCCAAGCGGGTAATTCGTCAAAGCCGTATGTCACTTTTGAGTATCCATTTATCACCGATAGTGATGACAGATACTAAAAGATTACAGAACAGTCAACTTAATTACTGTGACGAATTATATGGCGGGGTGATGGTATCGTCAGGGTGATGTTAAAACTTGGACTTTTCTATTTTTTGATTAGCTGGTGTCGCCAGCCCACGTTTGGGTCGGTAAGGTTGGGCGGGTTGTATCGTTGCTTCTGTCGTTGTCGGCGATACGGTCGCGTTAATTGCAATGGACAACGTCTCGCCCTCGCGCAGCTCAAAGTCAAACTGCTGTAAGTTTGTCGGCCGTTGCTCTTCAACGCCACCTGTTTGCATTAACGCAGTCGGCGAGCAGTTCAGTATCTCTGCCAGCTCTAATATCGTTGTCGCGTTTGGGACGACTTCACCGCGTTCGTACCGGCGATATGCTTGTGCTGACATGCCAAGCAGCTCGGCGATCTTTGCGCCACTGACGCCAGCTTGTTGACGTGCTTTACGAATTGATTCGTGCAATTCCATATATTTTATTGAACTCTCTTTGTTGGCAAAGGGTCACCAATCGGTGCCCAATCGCGGTCTTGTTGCAGAAGGTGTAAAATGCTGGCGTTTTCATCACGCATATAATCTACGCAATCAATTAAATTCAAAATGATTTCAATTGATTTATACAAGTGACGTCGTTCGGGCAGATATGTGATGATGTGATCGGTTTGAACCATTTTCACGGCTCCGCACTCGACCAGGGCATCGAGCCACTCACGCACCACTAGCTTGGGATGGTGCGGGACCGCCTCACATACATAGTCAAGGTCACACACCTCGTCATGCGCCCAGGCATGTGCCACCGGCTGTGCTGCCAGCATAATCTTGGGCATTGAGTAGCGAATTGCATGTAACGGATCGCCTTCTCGAATGCCGAGGAATGGCGTTAGCAAGCACGGCGCATAACGTGGTTCACCGCCAATTGAGTGCCGATACCAACCTTTGAAAAACTGTTTTATTTGTGGATCATCAAGCGGGTCAAACGCTCTTCGGTCGTCCAATCTTACAAGTGTACCCATATCTACCCACCTTTTTTTGTGATTATTTTTACGTAAACGATACGCAGTATGACGATTGGTGCTTATCGCGTCAAGTAAGGCTATTGCAACATTACTCATGGTTATGTAATGCGGAATTATGAGACTGTCGCAATGGATAGACGAGCAACCAGATAGCCAGCATGAAATCGCACGGCAGCTTGGCATCAGCCAGCCGTTTCTGTCGATGCTGTGCGCGCACAAGCGCCGCCCAAGTATAGAGACATTAGAGCGCATCGAGCAGCTGACCGAGGGCGAAGTGTCGCTGCGAGACTTTCTTGTCTGAGCGCGAGATCCATCAGTCAATCATTGACTGGCTGAAGGTCGCGCTGCCTGACGGGTCGGTGTTCCACCACAGCCCCAACGAGGGCAGACACAAGGTGCAATACCGTATGCAGCAGAAGCGCCTAGGCGTGCGCGCTGGCTGGCCTGACATTGAAATATTTGTAAACCCGACGTGGTGGATTGCCGCGACAGCCTGGGCGCCGGTGTTCCTCGAAATAAAGACAGCCAAGGGCCGACTGTCTGACAACCAGAAGCAGATGATCGGCCAGCTCACCAGCGCCGGGTGCTACGTCGCCGTGGTGCGATCGATCGATGAGGCGCGTGTCACGCTCATGCAGTATGTCGAGCTGCGCGATGGGTAAGATTGACGAGCCACGGCCGCATCCCAACTCTATTGTCAAGCATCGCGGCAAGGCAGGCTGGTCGATTGATCAGCTTGCATCGGTCGCACGGCTGGACCCGTGGACGGTGCGAATGCTGGAGACCGGCAAGGTCAAACTGCATATCGGACACATCACAAAGTTTTCGCAAATCTTCAACGTAACTCACGAGGAGATCCAGCGGCCGTGTGTGTCACCGCGCAACCCGCAGATGAACAAGCGGCGATCAATGCAGAACCTCGAACGAGGACGCGGACGCAACAAGTGGGCAGGCAAGCTAAACATCCCTGAAAATGCGCCGCCGTTGGTGCGCGAGATGTACACGATGATGAACCGCGAGTTTCTGATGATCAAGGACGTGGCGGACGGCAGCGGCGTGTCGCCTGCCACGATCAGCGACTGGAGGTACACGCGCTCGCCGTCGTTAAACACCTTCGAGGCGGTGCTAAACAATATGGGCTACAAGCTTCAGATCGTGCGTCAGGAGGACGACGAATCGTGATTCCGCATGACGCCACCGTTATAGGTGATTGCACGCTATATCAGGGCGACTGCCTTGAGATCATGCCTACGCTTGGCAAGGTGGATGCGGTTGTTACCGATCCTCCGTATGGCATTAAACAGGATCGCGGCTTTAGCGGCTTTGGCGGCTTTGGCGCGCCCATAGCACGCCGCCAATATGGCGGCCATTGGGATGATCAACGCCCACCCAAAGAAGCATTTGAATTATTGGGCGTCGCGGCCCCACAACGCATTATTTGGGGCGGCAACTACTTTACCGATCTTCTGCCCGTCTCTGGAAAGTGGCTATGGTGGGATAAATGCCAGACCATGCCAACATTCGGGGACGGTGAGTTAGCGTGGACCGATTTGCCGGGCGTGGCCCCTAAAAAATTCACCTACTCAAATAATGGCCTCATGGCCCGCGAAAAAAATCGCTGCCACCCAACCCAAAAACCCGTTGCGGTTATGGAATGGTGCCTAGGCTTTCTGCCCGACGCCCAGACCATACTCGATCCCTTCATGGGCAGCGGAACCACGGGCGTGGCGTGCGCGAAGATGGGCCGCAAGTTCGTCGGCATCGAGCTGCAACCCGAATATTTCGACATTGCGTGCAAGCGCATCGAGGACGCCTACGCGCAGCCCGATATGTTTGTAGAGCCGCCCAAGAAAGCACAGCAAGAGCGGTTTGATTTATGATCCCGCATGACGCCACGTTGGTCATCTCTGCGCTGGTCGAGGCCGGTGGCGAATGCGACTTATCGGTATTGGAGCAGCAAGTATCGTCACGTTTACAGGGTGGTTTTGCCGTAGCTGGGAAGTATTTGCTTGACAGCGGTTTGGCCGTCAGACAGCTTAATGAAGCTTCTGAAGCTTCGAGCATGAAGCTAACCAACCTCCAAAAATATAAATTAAATAAAGTTGATCCGCAGCTAGTTAAAGCTGTCGTCGGTCAAGCAACTGATCAGCGTCATTTCAGTGGAGCTTACCAAGCAGTCGTTGCTGGTAAAACCGCTCGCGCTGATCCTGTAATGAAGTTCGTAGAAAAGATGTCGCCCCTTGATAGAAAAGATTTCTGGAAAGGTTGGTTCGAGTTAAGTGAAGAAGAGCAGGACGCTTACCGCACCCGCATTGCACGACTTGCTACTCGAAGCCGCTGAGACTGACCGGCGACTTCCAGCAGCCTTGCGCAAAACGCCTGGCGCGTGGTGGCCCGAGATTGCGCACGACTGGCTTGCGTACCCTGACGCAAAGACAACGACACGTTTACCGCGTGCGACTGCCGAGCAAATCGACAATTATGATTTCGTGCATGAGGTCGTCGCCAGCGTGCCTGACGCAGATGATCGCGTGCTGCTGTGGGCGGTTGCGGCGAGTGCTGCGTTTCGACAGCGTGGGCCTGCGTGGACACGAATTGCGAAGATACAGCATACGGATCGACGCCGAGTGAAAAGCGTATATGAAGCCGTGCTAGTCGAGACTGTCATGCGATGGAACGATGCAATTGTCGGAGTCGGGAAGAGCGCGTAACGACTAACGCAAGTCACGCAGATCAACGGCTTGATGAAGTTGTTGCCCACACCAACTGACAAGCTCAAAGATTTTGTTTGCAAGATGTTTGACCCGATGACCTCAAAACGTGGTTGACTACGCGAGAATAGCCGGGACGGCTATTTAGATTTTCATTTGTTCCTCTTAGGCCAAGCCCTTTCCCTGGGGGCTTGGCTTTCTTTTGGGCGGGTTATGGCTGGCAAGTTATCAAAAGCAAAGATGCAGGTCGTCTGCGATGAGTTGGCGAAGGGTAAAAGCCTGCGTTCCATTTGCGAACATAATGATAAAATGCCAGCGTGGTCTACCGTGCTGCAGGCCGTGCAGCGATCCGAAGACCTGTACGAGATGTACAGCCGTGCGAGAGCCATCGGAGCTGAAGTGCTGGCCGATGAGATGCACGATTTGGCTGCGTCACCGTTGCCGCCGGACCTTGATCCGCGACTGGCGAATGCCGAGGTGCAGCGACGTCGCGTTGAGATTGACACGAAGAAGTGGACCTTTGCGAAGATGCAGCCCCGTGGTGTGCGTCACAAGAAGGAAGACGTCGAGCAGGCCAACGGTCCCGTCATGCTGGTGTGGGGTAGCGATGCTGCGCCCAGTGAG